ACCAGCACCCGTTACATTATAGTTTGCCATAGTTTTCTATTATCCTCCTAGGATTAACCTATTGTTATAACGCCTCTTTGAACTGCTTCACTTCTAAGGATTTTTCTTCCAAATACGTGTAGTCCTCTGACAACGTCTGCGAATGAATCAGGGTCTCTGATTAATTCTGTTTTAGCGATATGATTTACAGTTGCAACTCCTGACATGTGTCCGTATACAAAAGCATACTCATTAGATCCAGCAGATCCAAAAGTATGTGATGCAGCACTTCCACCTGATACAGCAATAGCGTTTGATGAGTACATATTAAAACCAAATAATGGTCTGTCTGTAACTTTACCATTTCTGATTTGTGATGCACCACCATCGTTCATTACTGATTGGTCAGATAGTTTTCCGCCTGCTTTTCTTAATTGCTCAAAAAATTCAGGTGCGGCAACTAGCCATCTATTTTCTTCTGGCACATCATTTTTATCCAGGTTTCTTTTCAGTGTTGATACTAAATTAGCTAAAGTATCTACAGCTGCGTCACCATCAATTGGTGAACTGTCAGTTCCTGCACCCGTACCATCTGTAGCATTGTCGTATATAAACTTCAATACATTATAGTCGTAGCTTTTCTTTAATGAATATGCACCTGAAGAGGTTGCAAGAGCTTCAAAGTTTACATGAGATTGTCTTTCTTCAATATCATCTACTTTAAAAGCAAAGTATGAACCTTGATCGACAGTCATAGTTATTTGGTCATCTGCTAATACTTGTGTATCAACTGTTTGACCTCTAGCATAATCTTTAACTGTGATCGTAGGCTCTTTGATTATCTTTACTGTGTCACCAAAGTTTTCAATTTCTCCAGCGTAATCAGTGTTAGTAATATCTTCTACCACTGATGCTCTTCTGAAGAACTTTTGAACTTTCTGACTAAAGATTTGTGGAGTAAAATTACCTTGTGCAAGGTTTTGATATCCACTACTGTTTGTAAAAGCCATAATGCTTCTCCTTATTGTTTAGTTAGATTGTTTGTTATTGTTCAATCCTACCTTCTAAACGAGCAAGGTCAATCTCCTTTTCAAATTTTTCAAACTGATCGGGTTTTAAATTACCAATCTCACGAGTTGTCCAAATTTTCTTCTTTGGTAAATCAGAATCAACAGCTTTTCTAGTTTTAGAAATTGCTTTAGCAGCTTCTTTTTTAACATCCTTTTCTTCTTTATTAGTTAGTTTACTTAAACCACGATCCATTTTATATAGATCAATAGCCCTTGAAGCTAACTTGGCGTTAGATGTATTTTCATACAACCAACCTTGAATAGTAGGATCTTGTTCTTCAGCCCATTTATGGAAATCATCTTTTGAACGAATTTCACTAAAATCAGGATGAAGTTTTAAAAGTTCTACTTCAGCTTTTTCTTTTGCAATCTGTTCTTGTTGTACTTGTAAATTTTTAAATTTACTTTCTAACTCGTTAGATTGAGTAGTAGCCTTATTCATTGCTATAGTTTCTACCATAGAATAAACATCGGGGTACTCTTTTCTCCACGCCTCTAATTCATCTTTTGATTTAGGGGGTGTGAATTGCTTGTTGTTAGATTCTAATTGCTTAGTCAAAGAATGAAGTTCATCCTTGTGTTTATTAAGTGTAGAATCATAATGCTTTTTTAAATCGTCATAACGTTTCTTAAAAGCACGATCTTCAGCGTTGACAGGGCGTTCAGCGATAGGAGTAGCCTTTTGATCTGTTGGTTCTGCAGTCTCTTCAGATGCATCGGTGTCCTTCTGTTCGGTTGCTGTTTCTGCTTTTTCTCTTTGTTCTCTATGATACTTAGTTAGTTCACCTTTAGCAAATGCCTCAGTTTCAGGATCTTCGTTTCCACTATCCTTACTATATGGATTTGTATTAGATAATACTGCCTTAGTTTCTTGAGAAACTTTCTTTTCTTCTTCCATTACTTTTTACCTATTGGTTGAGTGCCTTATGGATAAGGGTAGCTCTAAACTGTTTTACTAGTTAGTGGGCTAGTCATTATACCTTGACTAGGTGGCACGGTGTTAGTTTCGTCTTGTTTTCGAATCAAGTTTTTAAAATTATCAACTGATCCAAATCTATCAACAATAATACTTGAAGGCACACTTACTGTGTTTTCGTTTATACCAAACTCAGGAAATATATCCTGTCCAAATATTCTGCTGAATACATTTTTAAGAGATGGAGTTAAGTGCATATTTAATACTTGCTTATCTGTATCTCTCAAATTCTCTAAATTTATTTGCGGTATTCTTTCTTCCGCTAATTCTTTTTCCTCTATCTTAGGTTGAGGCTGTTTAATATTTCCTAACTTAGGAGGTTTAACAGCTGCAGGTTTTCTATTCATTATACCTGTAGTAGTAAATGCTGTTTGGTCTGTTATTGGTTGTCCTTTATAATCTACTGCCATTATATTTTTTTAAATTCTACATCTATTTTATTATAATCAATCATCATGTAGCCATTAGAATGTTTAACTGATGCCCAAGGTACTTCATGAGCCATTGCTCCTTGGTAAGTTGTTGGATTATATTTATAATTAAATTTGTAAATATTTATATTAGATGGTGACTTACCTATTAATTCTACATTTTCTTTTAATCTTATATCACTAAAACCTAAGTTACCCATATCGCTATTAGTAGAACTTGTGTTACCAGAATTATTATTACCTTGGTTATTATTACCTGTATCTCTATCTTCTCTTTCATCACTTTCTCGAAAGGTAGATTGTTTAACTGGTGGTGCACTTGGTGGATCTTTATCTGCACCCCCACCTCTAAATAAATCTTTTTGTTCTGGTGTTAAATTTTTAGTTGGGTTAAGTTGAGTTTCTCTAAAATTATCTTGTTGTTTATTTTCTTTATCAATTAATTCTTGTAGTTTTTTATTTCTATTAATTAAATCAGAATCTACAGAACCTGCATATGTTCCAAGTTTTGTTTGTGCTATCTCTGCAGGAGTTAACCCGTATTTTCTAGCTAAGGTTTTATCTATTGTAGTTTGTCTTTTACCTGCAGCACCTGCTAAACCATAACTAGGATCAAAAGGATTACCATATACTAAATTATAATTTGACATACCTGGTATACTTTCAACTAACTTAGCTTGTTCTGGATCTGCATAAAATTGTTTAATAGCTTTTATCTCTTCGCTTTCTTGTGGTAATATTTTACCTAATGCTTTCATTACTCCTACAGCTGCATCAGCATATGGTATCATAGCTAATGCTATTGTTTCCATAACTTGCTGAGTACGAGTTTTTTCTTTACCTCTAGCTTCTATAGCTTCTGGTGTATATCTTCCTAAATTTTGTTTGTCTACAAATGATAAATTCATATCATTGTCTGCATTATTCTCCATCTCATTAATATATCTATATATATCATTACCTTCTTCTGGAGTATCTGGGGTATCAGGCGTATCAGTACCATCACTAGCTGGAGTTTCAAATCTACTTTTATACTCACTTACTACTGGTGAAGTAGATACAACTTTTCTAGTTCCAGTAACAGTATTTTCTACTAATACTGGATCTCCATTTGCATCATATGATAAACTAAATTGTACAGCCACTAGTCACCCTCTTTACTGCGTTTGTTTGCTATCGGTAGATTGATCAATTGGCGAAGCAAAACCAGCTTCCCCTGGCATCGGTATATTGCCGACTCCGATGTTGCCACCTCCATTTCCTGTTGGATCTGTGATTGAAGCACCAGGAGGTGCTTTTCCAGTTGTGCCCATAGGGCTTTGTTCTCCAGCAGGGGTTGTATTATTCTGATTTCCATTTGCCATTCCCATTATTTGTGCATAGATAGCTGCTTTCTCTGGATCATTAATTAGTTGATCAGGATCAATATCTAATGCTATTGCTATTTCTTTTAAACATGTATGCCACTTAACAAATGGTGCTAACGCTGGGTTAGCTGCTGTTTGCATAAATGTCATTAATCTTTGTGATCTTACTTCTTTCTGCATCAATGAAGATGTACCTCTTGCTTTTATTTCAAGATCACCTTTGATTATTGGAATGTCTGCATTGAATTGCATATTCCAATGAAATAAACTTTCACCTAGGGGCTTTAATAGATAATCATCTATATTCTTAATTACTGTTTTAATACTTAAAGCTGCTGCACCCATTAGCATTGACATACCTGCAGCAGTTCTAGTTGTAGATTGTATACCTGTTGCACCATGTGAGTACGATGGTATACCAGTAGCTTCATCAGCTAACTGTCTAAATCTATCAAACATCATCATATTTTCCTGTGTACTATTAGGAAACTTAATTGCATTTATAGATGTTCCTGGTTGACCACTTTGTCTTCTAAATATTTTACCAGGAAAAATTTTCATATCCTGTCCAGGTACAAGTTGTGTTTCATCTACATCAAATACCATATTACCTGATAGTGCTAAATTATCAATAGCCATTCTTGCATGACCATTCATAATTTGTTGTGAGTCTTCCATATTTTCTGGAACACCAACACCAAAGAATTGATAAGGATTTAATTCGTATGGACAAACCATGAAAGGTAATCTAGTTGGTTCAAATGGATTTTCTACCATTCTTAAAACTTTACCACCACATATCCATGCGTTAACACTAATTACTTCTTTATCACTTTCTATTCCACACTCTTCTGCCATTTCTTTTGAAACAACACCCCAGTATTCTAATACTTCATATCTATTTTTGTATATAGTTTCTACAGTTTCTCTATTGTATAAAGAAGATTCGTAACCTCTAACTTGATAGTTAGGGCCTTCTTCTAAACACATATCAATTGCTGATTCATCAAAGTAAGGCATCTTTCTTAAATCAGAAAACTGTTGTCTGTTTAATGAATGTCTTTGAATAACATAATCACAATCATCTATACTTGTAGCATTTGGATCTGGATAAAAATCCCAACATGATACTGCTTCTACTTTTGGTACTGTTTTAATTTTTTTAGAGTGTACATTTATTGTATTACCCTCTTCATCATCAGCTGTATCAAATGAATGATATGTATGATCAAAACTAAATGGGCCTTTTAATATACCAGTTCCTAATAAACATTGCTCAAAGAACACATGTCTTAAAACTGTTATAGCACTAGACTCTTCTAGCTGATCATGTAATAATTTTTCTAGATGTTTAGCTGCCATCTCTGCTGGTTTTATTTGTGGCTCACCTGCATTTGCTGGGCCTTCATCAAAACCTACATTCTCAAATTCTTGTGCTAAATTTTTCATTAACATATCAGCAGTAGCACCAGGTGGTATTTCTCTACCATCACCTTTAAATCCATATGGATCTTGAGGTTCTTGTGGTTGCTGTTGTTGAGGTTGTTCAGGTTTTAAGTGTGCGTACTCTGGTATATCTTCTGGTACTTGTGTAGGATTAATACCTAATGGAAATTTACCACTAGAAAATAATACTTCAATAATTTGACCA